GCGCTTACCTAAGGCGCGCCTATCTCAGCCATAAGCTGAGATATGGTCGTCATGTAGTGTTACCAAAAGTCGCACTACGCCAATGGTACTTCTTTGTAACAAGAAGCTTTGGTTCCAGACTTTCAGAAACCTGACCATCTAAGGCAGGGTTAAGAAATCCCGGACTCCGTAGTTTCCGACCGTAATATGCCACATGATCACGCCGATTATTCGATTTACGAACTTTCGGAACTGTGATTGCAGACATAACACAGAAGGAATCGGCATTTGGGTCTGACCAAGTATAGTCTTCTCTTATAAAGTATTCATCATACTCAACAAGAGGACCTATTCCTGGGCAGTCTCTCCCAAATTTCCGACGGCACTCGTCGCGCACGAGCTTGGCGGAAGCGTTGAACTCCATACGGAGATCAAGGCGGATGCCAGCCCGCACGAGACGATTATGAAGGCGCACGTAATCATGAGGTCTATGGCAGACATCTTTCTGATAGCAGGGAGTAACCTCCACGCCATCAAAATAATGCTTACCACAAGACTCATAAAAACGACTGCCTTCACCAAAAGATTTGTCGTGATTAACATCAAAACCAGCCCACGTTAAGATTTCTCTTACGGAAGGCTCGTCTTGGTTAGACACGATCAGATCATCGCCGTATACGGACACATCATTCACACTTACACAGCTACAGAGAACGTAGAACAACAAACTCTCTAATTCAAAAGTATAGGCATTGCCCATACTAGAAAATTTAGAAAGAATGTAGTAACGTCCTCCATAGAGGGTAAGTGGTGAACGTACCGCATCAAGCAGCTCAAACCAATCTCTTGGTAGAAGCAGCTTGACGAGGTTGATGCAAAGTGTATCACTTGCCGAACTCAGATCGAGAGTTGAGAGACCCTCGAAAATCGCTCGACGAGCCAGATCTTGATTGATCGTCTGGTCATCAAGATCAACACCAGAACGTTTAAGGCGATGCCTAATAAAACGACCGATACCTTGCTGAATATAACTATTCAGGGTTGGTTCGGCGGCTATTGGGCGATCAGTCTTAGCGTTCTTTGGCACCATCACCATACGGTTTGCCCGAACAACCTTAAGGTTGCGCAGGGGACCGACGAGCGACGCCGCATAGCGATCGCCAGAAAGAATCTGGCAAGCTATCGGAATCGCATCAAAGGTGACGGAAGGACGACGATATTTCTCGGAATGCGTGCTACCTCGACGTAAGTCAAAGGTCGCACCGTTTCCGAACCGGCACAGCTGAGAAATGGCATCCATATTAACAGGGCCAAGAATTGAAGCGACTTTTCGCTGAGCATCGGAAATGATACTCGGCGCCACAGAGTAAAAACCTGTAGCAGCTTCAAGACTTAAACGTCTGTTCGTTTGGAAGCACTTCAACTCGGATTTCAACCAAGTAGCTAATGCAACCGAAGAGGGCGAAACGTCCATTTTTATCCCTTTCCACTTGCGTAGAAAGGAATAATAGGCGTATGCTTTCTTGAATTGCAGAGCACAGCTATACTGCGATGGATTTACTTCCCTTGCAAGATAGTCTTGCCAGTTAGAAAACACATCGCTCGGGACGAGCGCTTCACGCAAAGACTTCATCACTGAAATCTCGACATTCTCAGAATGTTGCGTTTTCATTCGGGGTCCTTTAGAAGAACGGACTTACTGGATGTATGTGAGATTCTCGATCACATTCTTAATTTGAGTGTTGATCAGAGAATTCATCATCATCAGACGCAAGTCCTTCCGATTCTGAAGTGAAGCACGCTCGGGCAGGACGAACTCAGTGAACGCGCGCGAAGTGTAAGCGATCGTCGGAGCAGGAGCAATACCGGTCACCGTGGAATTACTCACGGTTTCCAGAATCGGCTCATGCAACGTGACCAAAACACGATACGCGCGTCCATCAGAGCTCGCACCTGCCGGTGCGACCTGAGGGCGTTTCAGGAGAACAGACAGTTTCCAGAAACCAATTGCATTGGCCTGGGACTGATCTTCAAACCAGAAAACGCCGTTAGGGTCGCGCCCGATCGGCACGAAGGTGTGGGTCACAGGGGTCGCCTGTGCATCATCAAGAGTGATGTTAGAGGCCAAAATGGCTCCTACGTTAACTGCATCACTGCAGCTTGTTGATTAACGACGACCAAGGAATTGCGCTAAGAGCGCAGCTCCATTGAGAAGTCGAGACGAACCAAGATCCGCTCGGAAAGACGGAAGTTGGGGGACAGGGTAGCCGTTCAAGATACTCCTAAACTGGCGCACGCCACGAACATCACAAGTGATGGTATCGTGACCATGAGTGCCAGAAGAAAGAGGAATCTGAGCGACTCCACTACCGCTGAATGCCGCGAAGTTAGTTCGGTAACCCGAAATAAAATCGTTATTGTAGAGGACGGCTGTTTCTAAAGCGCGGAGGTAACCTCCAACGTTATAGACCCAGTCGACCACAAACGAATATGGCATCAGTTCCCACGCAATACTGACAGGATTCAGAGAACCGAAACGAGCCAAATCAAACCCATTCTGCTTCAGATTCGCACCAATCTCACAGGACATTTTAAGTCCAAGAGATTGTGTTTCGAATCTAACGAAGCCGAAGTAAGTATAGATTTGGAAGAAGTCTGGTTTCTGACTATAGTCAGTGGCCCTTGCCTTAAAGTGTTGAGTCTTGTTCAGAACAAGACGCACACTTTCGTCAGCACAACCATAGATAGAAGACAGTAACGGCTTAACGCCGTACATGTACTGCAATCTAAGGTTAGCCAGAGTTTTAATCGCACCAAACTTTCGAAAGAAAGTTTTGGTGTAAGATTTAAGCTCTTCAGTCAAGTGTAGCATCTTAGCTGTTTGACCAGCTTCAGCGATATCGACGGTGAGGTCTAAACCTCCTCGAACTTTATCATTGAACTTGTCTAGAGCTTGAGCGTACACACTTGACCAATCAAGACCGGGCAGAAACTGCACGGAATGAGGCGTGACGTTAAGACAAGGCCCGCTATAAGAGTCATAGCTGTTAGTCCCATCATAAATTTGAAGCCATTCTTCGTGCGCATTAATGCGATCGTAGTACAGCTCGAAATTATGAATGGGATAAGGCTTGATCTTGGGGCGGGGTCCAACGTAACCTTGTTGAGAAAAGAGATCGTGGTAAAAGGCAACCGTGCCACCAGACGTGTAATAAGTACTTTCAGACGGGGGAGGTCCCACCGTCTGTCGGTAATGCTTAAACAGCGCCTGAGTGGTCGGTGCCAAAAATACGTTACGATTTCCCATCTCAACTCCGATGCGTGAGGGTTACGATTAAGTCCCAATGGTACGGCTAAAAGACGCACCTTAGGACGACTACCTCACGGTAGTCCTTCCCGACAGAAGAAGACAAATCTCTCAGTGTTCTTGGCCTGAGAAACAGGCACGAGAAAGCGAGAAATCGCCTGAGATAAGGACGGAAACGTCCAGAGTGTCGGCTCAGACGGGCACCTCTAAGTTCCGGAAGGAACGAGGAGGTG